CTGCACGGAAGCAATAGCGTTGGTCGCAATGGTCACACTGGCGCGGAACTTGGTACCTGTGCCTGTAGTACCCACAACGATCACCCCGGCGCTATCGCTCAAGTCACCTGTACCACCAGCTTGTACCGTAGCGCTAACGACTTTGGTATGACTCACCGTTGCAGTAGCTGGCACCGTGGAAGTTGATCCGGTGACAGCAAGCGTCACCACGCTGGTACCTGCAACATATCCTGTACCAGCCGCGTTCACAGTCGGCGCAGCCACCACATCCATCGTCGCCACAGTTTGAGTAGCGCCCGTCCCCGTACCACCGACCATCGTCAACACATCAGCAGCGTGATAGCCAGAGCCATGTACGTTGACCGCTGCGCTGATGAGCTTGGTGTTGGTGACGGTTAGCGTCGCGTGCGTACCTGCTGTACTACCCGCCGATGCAGTGGTGATGACCTGCCCGGATTCATATCCAGTCCCCGCCGCGTTGAGCGTAGCCGTGGCGAGTTGCAAGTGAGTCAATGTGAGCGTAGCGTCAGTTGCAGCAGTACCGCCAGCCATTGTTAGAACGTCACCGGCATCATACCCGCTGCCCAAGACATTACCGACCGCAGAGATCAGTTTCGAGGTTGCGACTGCTAGAACCATGGGGCTGGAAAACGTGCCACCCGATACCGTTACCGCATCGCCAGTAACATAAGCTGTACCCGCAGCTGCTATTACTGCCGTCGCTTCACTTGTCAGCCCTAGCCGAGCATAACAAGCCGCCGTGGCGGTGAGCTTTAGGAAATTAGGAGCCGTCCCCGCTAAGGTGTCTGGAATCGCAACATAAGACGTTGACGCGCCGGTGGTGACAATCGCACCCCGGACTTTGATCTGGGCATAATTACCAGTGGGTAAGACATTGCCGTATAGATGTGGATTTTTCATAATGTTTCCTTACGCTGTCAAAGGTTCATCCGGTCGCGGATATTGAAGGGTTATGTTTTCAGGATAACGAGCGGGGAGTCGCCACGGATCAAGGTTATCTGCGCAATCAGGGCATACTCGCAGGCCGGGAGAATTACGATCTGCTATCAAGGTGCTCAGCGGTTTTTTGAAGTGGCATCTTTGACACACGCCGATAGCTACCGAAGCATAGCCAGAAGTATCAATATATAAAGGCATATTGGTTATCCTGGTTTATCTTGAGTAGCAGGACAAATTGGGCATAAGTCGGATACTGGACCCATCGCTCTCTCCCGCTTCGGCTTGCGTCAAGTGGATTTGCGCTTCTGCCGACAACAATTCATATCGTCCTGGAGCCAACTCGCCCGCAGGCAATTCAAGCGCACACCGGCAAGCCAGAGTCAAAATAATGGATTCAAGCCAGCGCTGCGGAATATCCAAAGTATTCGTCAAGGCTCCGACATCCTGAATGTGCCGTTGTGTCCAGATCACTATTTGATCAACCGCGCCCTGAGACGCAGGCCATACTACTATTCTCGGAGCGATTTGCTTGTCAAACCAGTATTGCAGGCTTTTTGATCCAGTAGGAACGGTCAGGCTTTTGTTTGGCAAACTTTGATAGTCATCACCGTTCATCTTTGCCATCGGGACTTCGTAGGGCGTCGTAGAGAACACTAAACTGGAAACCGTAGGCAGAGTGCCAGAAGTCTCCCGAACGCGCCAGTAGCGGGCCGTAGCGGGCATATCCGGGTCAGCGCATAACCATAATCCGCCGCCGATAGTTTGGGCAGGCGGAAAAGCGACTTCTGATTTCCACGTTATGTTGTCAGACGATGATTCCAAAACAAGCGTAACCGTGTTTGAAGTCGTGAAGCTGATGGATACAGTGCTTACCTGTGCCGCCGTGGTCAAGTCCTGTCCTTGCCAGCCAGCACCGCTGACAGTCGAACCCGTCAGGTCAGTTTTAGTGCGATACAGTGCGTTGTTTACGTCAACAACACCGATAGGCAGCGGATATGAATTCTGGTTTGCGTTGACGCCTAGAACGTACTTTTGAACGCACCACAGAGACAAGCCGCGATTCGCGAGGTCGCTAAGTAGAAAGAACAGGTTTTCTCGCGCCGAGAGTTGAAGTTCGGCGGAGATTGTGGAGGCCAGTTTCCCGCAACGTCTAAAGGCGTGTTCTATGACATTTGTAGTGTCGCAGGTCGTTTGGCCGATGGTGCCTGATGTCGCCATGGCTGTAGCCCTTTAAAAGCTACTGGCTCAAGCCTGGACTGTCCCCGCAGCGCCGACGCGAGTGGCGTTAGGCCCAGCAGCAAGCGCAGGCAATGCGTAGTTGACAATCAACCGCTTCGCACCGTCTGTAGCGCCAACGGTAACGTAACCGCGCACATCCGTAGTGGTCGTTGTCGCCGGAGAAGTCGTATCGGCAACCACAACCAAGCTGTTACTGATGACAATTGCAGTCTGGTTATACATGACCGACATGACATAGCCGAGATCTGTCAAGCGATACGGCAAGCCGATGCTGGTACCGACGCCAGCCATGATGGCCGAGGCGATAGCGCCAGAACTTGAAATAGACTTGATGGATTTGAAGGTTTTGGTCGTTTGAACCGTGTTCTGATTCGGCCCGGCAAGCGCCTGACTCATCGGAGCGCCATAACGGTCATACCCGCTGACGGTAATAGTCGAGCCGGAATGATTCGCGGCAGAGTAAAGCGCTACATTGCGTTCACAATCCAGCACCACGAGGGTGTTGCCATAAGCATCAACCCCGACAGTAGTACCAGTGCCCGCAGTCAGCGCCAGCAATCCTGCGGGAAGGTTTTGCGACAGTGCAATTTGATTCTGTCCGGTAGTCGTACCCGAAGCAACCGGGACAACATCGAAACAATAAGAGCGGCCAAGTGGGCCGACGCCAACAGTCATGTTAGATGAACCGCCGGAACCGTTAGACCCGCCAATGAAAGCAGAGCCTAGATAGAGATCGCCATTTTCTTGCATGATAGTTTCCTTCTTGAAAAGTTTAACTGTTTATGGACATGCAGATTTTAAATCAGAATATTATGGCGTGGTTATGTTTTTACACACCATTTTTTCTCAAGTATTCAATCGCCTTTTGCAAAAGATCAGGACTATCGTTGAACCCACCTAAAGACGTATTACACGCGGTGCACAACAGCCCTCTAATCTTTCCGGAATTGTGGCAATGATCCACTGATAGTTTCCGTACGTTTTTAGTTCGCGAGTCAACCTTAATTTCTGGCTTTCCGCATATTGCACAAACGCCTTCCTGAGATTCAAGAAGATCAACATATTTATCAGTGTTAATTCCATACCTTGCAACCAGCCCAGCATTGAATGAATAATCTGGATGAGCTTTCCTAAAAGCCTTCGCGTATTCCCTCGCATAAGCCCTTTTATCCTCTCTTGCTATCGAATCATAAGCCGGGTTTCTCCAGTACCAGTTATCCGGGCCTATGGGAAGTTTTTTATCAAGTTTACAAAGCCAATGTCTATTTGTCGGTCTCTCGCCGACATCATTAACGAAAGTAGAAAAATCAAGCCATCTTGGGTCTGGTTTTGACGTTTTCCTAAAATGCTGTCGCCATGACTGGTAAAGAGGATGCCTCTCTAAAAGACCCCAATCAGCAGGCCTAGTTTGCAATACATGCCCATGTCTTTCCATGCGTTTCCGATGCATGTCGCACAAGCCTTTTGTTATCGCCAAATTAGAACACCCGCTAATTGAACATTTTTGCGGGTGTTGTGTGGTGTTACTCATAATCGGCCCATTAAGTTAATAATGGACTGATTATAGTACGTTAAGCGCCGGGTGTCGAAAAATACGCACGTGGGTCCGTCCACCCCTCGATGTACCTTTCTGTTGACTTATAGCGCATCGAATCGGTCTCGAAGTCGCCTTCCATGCTCTTTTGGAGCTTGCGACGCACGATCAGCTTCAAGCCTTCAGGAGCATCGGTCTTGATGCCCCAGGCGGTTGCAGAGGTCATACGCGACAACACAGCGGCTTCAGCACTCAGCGAGCCCATGCTCTTGACTGGGTTGATGTCGTTGTTGGCAGTGCCCGAACGCAAGACCGATTTCAGCAAGACCTCGGCCTGGAACGTGTTGTCCGGGCTAATGACCAGCTTTTCAGGAGTCAGGCGAATCTTCTTGCCGTTGTTGTCAACCGCTTTGCGGACTTGAATCAGCGCCTGCTCCAGCGACGTTTGCGACAGAGCCGCAGGCGTAGCCAGGATGTTGCTGAAGGTGCCGCCAATGATCGGGTGGCTAGCGCTTCCCAAACACACGCCGTCACCGCCAAGATACGAGCTGTTGTAGGCCCGGTTCAGGACGTTGGCAGTGCGAGTTTCCTTGGTTTCAATCAGCGACTGAGCCAGGTGCTTCGAGAACGTCGCACCGATGCTGATATGGTCGCCGTCTTCAACCAGGACTTTCGTCAGCGCAAACGCAAGGCCGAACACCTTGTAGTTGTAGCGCTTGGTGAACAGGATACCGCCTTGTTGATACGTCACCGGCATGCCGTCAGGAAGCTCGGGAGCTGCACTGAAGCCATAACCGACGGGCTCTTCAAAGTAGGCACGTTCGATAGTCGCGGTTCGTTCGTCAAAGACTTGCTTCCACTCGTCTTTGCGAAGGTCGTAAACGCCATCGAAGAACTCGTTCAGGATGGGCTCGACAATGGCCCGGAAGTCAGTTGATCGCATAGGGGCCGCGCAAGCAATGAAGCCCGTGCGAACCATGTAACCAAAGAGGGCGGCATGGATCTTTTCGCCCAAAACGGCAAGCAGACCAACTACAACGGAGGCCAAAAGAGTAAGGTATTTCATTTTGGTTTCTCCTTATACGGCGGTTGTTGCAGCGCGGAACTGAGACTGAGCCAGCGTCACGCGGAGGATGGGATACAAGTCCGTAGGAGCATTGTCCGGTGCGAGACCGAAGCCAATAATGCGGAATTGCTTTTGCGAAGCTGCACCTGCCATGGTTCCTGTTGCCAGGGACACGATGGAAAGACCCGTAGAGGTAGAGCCTGCACCGTAAGTGGTAATGTCAGCTTCATCGCCGATGTAGGCCATCGCGGTAGCGAGAACTGCGGAGAGTTGCCCAACAGCCTGAATCTCGTAAACGATACTCGGGTCGTCGTAAACGTAGCACCGAATTTCCGAGCCAGACTGCACCGGCTGCGAGGCCGGGTAGAAATTGCTCAGTGTCGGTTTGCCAGTGGAATCAACGTATTCACAACCTGCAAACACGCCCAGCAGAGCGGTTCCGGCTGCACCCACGTTAACGGTGCCATTGGCGTTGAGGAGAACAGGATCGCCCTTGAAGATGGACGAACTGTAAGTGGGGAGAATCGTGTACATGTTTGCACGATCCAACCCGCTCGGGTGATAGACGGGGGTTAACCCGAATGGGGCTGCGGTTGCGGTCATAAGAACGCTCCTTCAAAAATGAATGAATCACAAATGGCATTACTGCCTTCTGCGGGTCAACCAAATACGCAAAGGAGCTTGACGCTCAACCTAGCAAATTTTCAGACTCGATTCTGAGAAACACCAGATTTACTTTTCAGCAAAAACTAGCGTCTCTTTTGAATGATTAAATTATAAACAACTTTTATTGGGTGTGGGGATTATTTTCTAGACCCAATCCTGCCACCTCTAGACCTAATATCCTTTATCTTTTCCGTTTCGATTTTCGGGTCAGGAAGATTAAGCCTGCGCTTCCACCCCTCTCGTTGTTTGGGAGTCATATGCTCCCATGCTATTGAGTACAACGCTTCAATCACTTCGGCCTTGACGTTAGCCTGCGTCTTTTGAACGGCCTCTAAGAACTTGACTTCGGTTCTCAGTGCGGCCAATTCATATCGCAGAACCCATCGGCAAATTGGCGAATGATGTTCATAAAAATACCGGCACTTTATTCCGCAACCGTGCAATTTCCTTTTCCATAGCTGCCGCGCCGTCATCAACGCCTTTGAGCCGTTCGCCCTGTTCGTTGAACTTGCCGACAATACCTTCTTCTTCCTGCATGGGCTTGGTGTGGTGAAAATACTTCATAATTGACTGATACTTCGACATTGGAATCTTTGCCAATACCATTTCATTGCAGGTGATCAGCCCGTCATATCCAGTCAGAGATTGACCGTTGCTGGCGTCAAATCCGGGTAATTCGCTCGAGCGGACCAGGGTATAGCCGATGCGCTGACGCTTTTGAATGCTGTCATAACTTGATGCTGTGGTTAGCCAGCAGACGTGATGACCCGGAATCAGCGGAGCCGTGGGCAATGCAGACTGCGTGAATTCATCTTCCAGGAACTTTTCATAATCCCCAATATCTTCACGACCGGAATCAATCTCAGCGCCCCGGTCGCCGCGCACTTCGGGAGCGCCGCCAATCTTGGTGCGTTCGTCATCGCCACTGGTTTCGGCGCGATTCATAACCGGATTATCTTGAATTTGATCGTTTTCAGTGTTTTCTTTACGTGGTCGTGCCATGATTAACCTCTCGATTGTTTGTTGTACTGTTGATAGTTCTTGATCATCTTTGCGCGCTTTGTGGCGTCGTCCCACATGCCTGCAGACTTGATAGCATCCACCTGCTCCTTAGACAGCGTGAATGCAGTGCTGTCACCAGACCCACCAGACCCGCCAGATGATCCGCCCGACACCGGACTGCGTTGCTTTCCTTGAGCACCTTGCGACCGGTGCGCCAGATACTTCTCTGATCGTTTTCCAAGCTCTGACCAATAGGCATCGCTTGTCGGGTCCCACCCCTCAGCGGTCAGGCTATTGTCCAGCGCCGTCAAAACTTTGCTATCAGGATCAGAACTCGTCGGCCCGCCGTACCACTTGTTCTTAGCAAGGAATTCCTGAGACTTGCTTATCAGCGCGGGATTCAGCGGCTTCGGTGCATTGATGGCGCGGGTAGCGTTTTGCTTGAACGCCGAAAGGTCGTTCGCCCGTTGCCTGCTGGCAATCATGTACTCTGTGGCCTCCGCAATCGTTCGGCCATCATTGCGGGTAGCCGCTGCAGCTATGACACCCTTGAAGTGCTCTGCGGCTTTGTTTGCCGTGTCTATGGCTGCGTCAACCTGTGCAAGCTGCGAGCCGACATTCATATTCTGAATGCCTGACACCTGCTGTTGCAGGGTCTTGTTTTGGTCGATTACAGCCTGAAGGTTTCGCTCAAGGGTCTCGACTCTCTCACGATTGCGCTGGCTTCGTGACTTGCGTTCAGCACGCCGCCGGGTGCGAATCTCCTCTCGCTCATCCTCAGTCGCAGCTTCGTCAAGCTCGGTATCGACCTTGGCTGTGGCCTCGTCTTCTACGCCTTCGATGGGATCGTGTTCGACCACCTCATCAGGCTTTGCTTCGCCTTTGGGTAGCTTTTCTTCCGGTTGTTCTTCGATTGTCATTTTTGCTTATCCTTTCTTGGGATCATATGGATTTAGGTTTTCTAAATTGGGATCATATGGATTTAGGTTTTCTAAACCTGAGTCGGTTAAATTAGGAAGCCCAAGCGATAGTTCCAAATATTTCCGCTGTTCAGGACTCATAAGTTGATACGCTAATGAGTACAGCGATTCAATCACGTCGTGGCTTTTGTCTTGCCCATATTGAAAACCGTCGATAATTTTCAAGTGAGCCATACCTAAGTCAGTTTGATATTTGTAGCAGGCATCCATATGCGCCAACTCTGCCTTTAGAACCCATCTAGCAACCTTGCGAATATGCTTGTTGTACCATGCTGCTTTAGGTGAAGACGCGCCTGAGGAACATGCCACATCCTGATGGCTGAATGAATATGACTGCTTCATACTACGTCTTTGAAAACAGGGACCCACGGCTTTTTAGCTAGCCTCTCAAGCGATCTGACATATTTGGCCCAAGCCTTCTTGAGTCGCTTTTGGAGTAACTGTTGCCCAGTCATACCATATGAGAACGCACCTTGCGTACGTCCCCTGTGTATTTGCCAATCAAGTCGCCGTCGCTCAGGATAGCTAGCATTACTGGTTCTAGCGCGTCGTCGAGGTCCACCGTCCAGCGTTCACCACCCCAGCGGGAAACCTTAACGTAATCCCCAGGAACCGCCCAGGTCCCTTCGGGCCACGGCTCGCCAGTAGCGCGATTCTTGAATGCCAGCGGGCCAACAGCAACCAGCAGAGCAATGGTTGAGTTGTATGCCTCAGTCTCTTTGGTGTCCTTGGACAGGATGATGCCTGAGGCTGTCTTGCTGACCACGCGACGCAGTTGGACTACGACGCGATGTCCGAAGGGAACGAATTCAGGATCGATCTTGGGAAACATCTCGTCTAGTGACTTGTCGGTCACGTCTAGGCCGCGCCCATAAGGGTTGACCACTTCACCTGCTGCCATTATTTGTCTCCAATTGAGCGCGCATAAGATAAGTAGCGCGTTTTACTTGCCTGATGCCGATTGCTTTGACCAGCTTGCGTCGGGCACGGCGTTCAGCGGATGCGTTAATGAAACGGGTTTGCTTCGTATGAGTAAATGCGGGCGGTGTACCGATGATTTGAGCGAGCGAAGGGCTGTAGTAGTTTTTCATACCTTGCCCTTCTTTGCAGCCTTCTTAGGCCACGGTCGAAACTGGATTTTCTTTACCGGGAATGTCTCGCCAGCTTTCTTGCAGACGCGGACAAAATCACGTTCAAGATAGTTCGGGTTGCCATAACCGACAACCATCAACTCAAACAGGTTTTTGGAGTGTGGCTTGTTGTGCCACGTTGCCCGCACGACCATGTTGGGCAGTAGATACTTGGTTGCTGTTTTGGCGTCGCTGCCAATAAGCGCACCGCATACAGTGGCGAATATCCTTGGGTCTATGGTGCGGTTCATAGCAATTCCCAATCTTCCGCGAGAACGTCAGTCTGTGACGCGAGCCATGGCACCACCTTGTTATCTGCCGTTTTCATGTCAATGTGCGGGCAGTAATCAATCTCCGTTCCCTCAGGATAAATTCCGAGTAACGGTGCGCGATTGACCTTGAATTGACTGCCAGGCACAAGGAATAGAAACATGCCTTTGCCATTCCAACCAGCCCGAGACACTTTCATGCCGCCTTTTAGCGCCTCAAGCGCTGAGCCAAAGTTCATAAAATGTTTTCCTACAAAACAACGCTGACAAGGCCGCAGCGCACCGGCAAGGACGAACTACTTTTCGTCGATCTCTAGTCCGCTCATCGCTTCTTTTACGATACCGATGAGTGCATCTAACTCTAAATATTGACCGAATCGCTGTTTGAATTCAGGCCAATCTTTTGGGGGACTATCGAAAACTTCTAGCGCCATGGCGGCGCGTCTTTCGATAAGTTCCCGCAGGATTCGTTCTAACAACTCTTCCCGCCCTTCTTAAACCCAGGAATGCCATTCGAGCGTTTGGCAACCTCGATCGGGCTGTCCTTCTTGCCAGACTTCAGGAAGGGCACGCGACCGCCGAAGGCCATTTCCTTCTTGTCATGGGCCTCTTCAGACTTTGAACCTTCTTTGCCGTACTTGCCGACAGAGCCGCCGGACTTGAAGGCAGGCTTCAGGCCCATCGCGATGGCCTTGTGCTGATTGATTGCTTGTACCATGAGAGTTACTCCAGTTATGGTTTCAAACCGATTGCAGATTTAATTTTACCGCCTAAACTCAACACAGGCGCTACATATGCTTCTTTTACAGCGTTCAAGTCGTCTCTTAATTGTTGCAGCATAGTCTGCGTGTTGGCCTGCATCTCCTGCAGTATAGGTGCAAGTTGAGACACCAAATCAGGCGGAGTCAGTTGTGCAGCCTGTGCTTTTAACTGTTCACCCAACACCAGCAACTGCGCATCGGTATCCGCTTTCATTTGCTGCCGGTAAGCCACTGCCTGATTATTCGTATCATCAGCGCGAGCCTTGACATCGGCCTGGAATTGCTCAATCTTGGCATTCATATCCAGAGACTGCTTCTCAATTGCTGTGGCCATGACGGTCGCCCGGTCGTTTTGATCTTGCTCGGCCTGCCATCTGGTTTGATCCGCTTGGAGTGCGTTAGTCTGCGTTTCCAGCTTGAATTGACGTTCCTTGTCAGCATCTTGCACATCCATAGCAAGTTTCGCGTGCTCGACTGTTTGCTGGGCTGTGATTTTGGCCTGTTCGATCTTTTCTTGAGCCGCAATCGTTGCACTTTGAAGTGCTTGCTGCGCTGCAATCTGAGCAGTAATACTTGGATCGATCGGCGGCTTCGGAGCGAACTGCATCGCTGTCTGTTGGGCTTTCTGTAGAACCGGCATCAGTGGACCCAAGACGTTCGCAGCAACTTGGTCCGCAAAGGCAGCGCCCTGTACCTCTGCCTCTTCTCGCGTCACTGTCTGGCCCTGTGCTTGCACGGTCATATACGCAGCGTCGGTCGCGGCCTGACTGTGCTTTTTGTAGAAGTTCATCAGGTGATCCCGGATGTGCACCATCATCGGGCCAAAGGCCGACGGGCCTATCAACGGATTTGAGCCGAACATCGGGCTTGTCAAGAACGTAAGGTGCGTCTTCATGTGAGACAAATCATCCTGTTCGAGATAAACTTTGATCGGCCCCGGTTCAGGACTGCATACCAAGTAATTCTCTGCCAGCGCGCCCAGTCTCGATGGGTCTTTTGACAGATTTGCAATCTCTTCCGGTGACGGTATCTGCAACAACCTCAGGGCACGCTGCAACACCTTGTCGGGCTTGAATAGTGGCCCAAACTTCGGGTTATCAGCCAACTGCATGACTGCCTGCAACTGAGCATAACGCTGCGCTTCACTGAAGATGTTGGGGTCGGACACTGGAATGATGTCCATCGGGCCTTGAAAGTCCGACTTCGACACGACCAACTCACCCAGGTCTTCAACAATCTCCTCGTCCGTCAGATTCTCTTCATCCAGCCGGTGAAGTATCTCAAGCTCCATCTTCAATGAATTGTGGCAGCGTGCATGGATAGCCGAAAAGTTTACAGAACCCTGCTCGATCAAAGCCAACGCAGTGCCGACGGGCATATTTGCCCCGCCATCGGCTATCTTTTCGCTAGCTGTGGCGATAACGCTCTCACCTTGTTGAGTTAGCCAGTCAAGCAAAGCCGAAAGCACTGGTGACGGCCCGTTAAACGGGAACGGCATCACCAGTTTACGAATATCATCTACTCCGGCGGGAGAGTCAATTTCAGCAAGCTCGGTGGCGTTGATCTGTACCGTCTGACCTGATGTTCTGCCACCTTTAAGTTTGAGGCCACCTGGAAAGTTAGATATATGTGCCGAGTCAAGCAGTGCTCTAAGTGCTCCTGTAGCGCTTGAAGCGAGGCTACCGATGAGGTGGAATAGTCCGACCCCATAAGCTCCCCGCCAAGGGATGAAACAATACTCGACCATCCAGTGCTTTTTGGCGAAGTCTTCATCATCTTCCTTCCAATTACGGTACAAACCGAGCACTTTCTGACTATCGTTTTCGATGTGTAGAATGTAGGGAGCTGTTCTCCCTTGAGTAATTGGATCGTCATCAATCGCCAAATCCACATAACTCATGTAGATTTCGCGCTGGCCTTCCTCGTTGTAGGCGGTAGAAGGCTCTGAATTTCCCTCTACCTTGTCCGTGGCGACTTTGGAAAGGGATTGATCGGGGGATTGTGGCGACGATAGACCCAGATCGAGGTACAACTCGCTGTCAATGCGAGACTCGAATTCCTGTTCACTCACCCATTGGCGATGAGTAACCCGAGGGCTGGTATAGAAGTCAGACTGCGCAAAGGGCAGGAAGACATCATCGATGTAAACAACCTCGGTGCGTGGACGTTCGAGCATGGCGTCCCACCACCAACGCTTGTATTGAGATCCGCCCAAAGGCAGTTGACTAAGCAGTCGCTCAAACTCGGGTCGCTGTTCGCGTACTTGAGTTGTCATCTGCCAATTCATGTACGATTTTTTGCGCTCCGCCTTATCGATCTTGATATCCGTGCTCTCGCCGACAATGTGCGTCTTGCACGGGCCTGCAGCCGGTGATAGTTCCTTGATCGCTCGTGAAGCGAAGTCAACGCAGCCCTTAGCCAGCATCGGGTGAACTGCTTTGCTGGCACCGTCAAAGGTAGCACCGCCGGGTGATTCATTGCCTAGGCCGGTTTTCTTGATGCCCTCGGCCTGTTGCTTGTCGCGATTCTTGCGGGCTTCCTTGTCAAGATCAATCAGGTCAGCCTGGTCAATACCTAGCGAAGTAAGGAACGCCACATCCAGAGTTTCAGCCAGGTTATCGCCAAAGCCTGTGCTTTCCGGCTCTGATTGATTGTCATCAGCGTTCGTATTAACCACCGCAGAGCCGTCGGGCTGTTCCTCGACTTCATATTGATCTGTCCCGTCATCTATCGGGAGAACATCAGTGGGTATTGGTAGATTTGGCATTGCGGGATTTTAGCAAGGATTTATAAGTATGGGGTAAAAGTTAGACGTGCCGCTAACTGTACGGATTTACCCGTGCTTCGCGCTTTTTGACGTAATCAATCTCATCGGGGTCTTCGTGTGGCGATGCGACGATCTCAAGCATCCCGCTATCCCGCAGGTAAAGCATAAGCTGCGTGAATGTGTCCACATGGTCGTCATGTTCAGCATTCGGGAAGTTCTCAATCTGATCTAGAAAGGGCTGCGCCCAATTCCTTGCCTTTCCCCTGTTTTTACTACTCTCCAACACCCAGCATATATCGTTTTCCAGTAATGGGGCAACCATATGCGCCCGCTGAATTTTTGACGCTTTGCCAGGGTTATAAGGAAACACCGGAATATTTGATAACCTGATGTCCTGAATAACCGAAATCCCGCTGCCTTTTTCCTCAATGATAATAATGTCAGCTTTCCGGCTAGGTTTCATTATGTCATTGGACACACCGCCATATTTTGCCTGCCAATCGTCCAGCATTCTCTTTTTCATGGGTGAGTATTCCATGTGGTCAGACCACGAATCTAAAAGAATAACCTGATTTTTCTTTTCATACTCAAACACACCCCACACCCCGCACGCGCAAGGATCGTTCGCTGTATCTTTTGTGTACGATGTGTCATAACTTTGCCCAACCCACAGCAAATCAGGTATTACCTTGCTCGAAGGCCACAGCCTGAACTTATCCGCCTTGAGTATGCCCCCTCCAGCCGGGCTCGGTCTTTGGGCTAGCTGGCCTGATGTGCCGTAAATTCCCAGCGATGATTCAAGCGATTGAACTGTTTTCTCGGGAAACCTCTCAGGCCAAAGTAGCTCACCTTCAACCGTGCGCGGGTCACGAAAGCCTAAACTTGTCACGCACCGTCTAGACGACTCAAAGCGCATCGGCAACATCAAGTGAGTCCAAACGCCTTGATCTTTGAGCACGTGCCCGCTTAGGTCATTCTGGTGCAAGCGCTGCATGATGATGACTATCGGCGATGTTGATGGATCATTGAGCCGCGTGACCAGAGCTTGATCGTAGGTTGTCAGTGCAGTCTCGCGCTCGGCCTCGGAGTTTGCGGCCTGCCTGTCCATCGGGTCATCGATGATCAGAGCCGATCCACCATCACCCATAACGCCCGAGGTCATGCCGAACGCTATCCGGTAGCCGCCCTTGTTGTTTTCAAACCGAACCTTCTGGTTTTGGTCAGCACTCATGCCGAACCTATCACCAAAGTCTCGGACAAACGCAGGGCTTGTAATCACCCGGCGCATGTTGCGGGAGTCTCGGATAGCCAACTTTTCAGCGTAGGAACCACAGAGCCACTGATACGACGGGTCTTTGAGCCACACCCAGGCGGGCCAAGCAACACTCACCAATGTCGATTTGGACGTGCGAAATGGCACATTGATAAGCAAACGGGTGATGTCACCAGCACTGACGGCCTCCAGGTGCTCGGCAATCGCGTGAAGATGCCAGTTGTCCAGGAAAGGCTTTTTGCCCTCGACCGCAGGCCAGCAGTAGTCACGGTAGAAGTTGAACAGGCTTAGCTCGGCGTCGTGCTTTTGTATCCGGCGCTGCAATGTCAGCATCCGTCGCAGCTCGGCTTCGGTGTAAACGCTTAGATCAAGGTCAGAATCGTGCATTTGATCGTATAAACCCGCGTTTCCTGACACTTTACTTACGTTTTATGGCTTTTCCCTTGCCGTAAAGCGCGGCCAATTCAGCCTTTATTGAATCAATCGGGTCTGGAATCAGGTCTTTGCCGTGTAAGCCAGTGACTTGACTATTTTCAGTCGACACGCCCAGAGCGAGCCTACCCACACGCTGCGCCGACTCGTGGGCCGACATCAAAGTACGAATATCCGTAGGCGACATGGCCATATTTGACTTCTGCGCCGTACTGATGTGCACGCTTATCTGGTGCTTCATTGCCTTTGCGATCTTCAGATCAGTCTCGTTAAACTCGACAAGCTCGTCAACCCTGTATTCGCCTAGCTTATCCCCGGAGACTTTGATTACCCGTGCTGATTCTTGCTTACGCTTTGTGTCCCATTTTTCATTAGCACCACGCCGCATCACGCCCGCAGCCTTGATCTTATGGGTGTCAGCAAGATCGCGCATGGTCATAGTGCCATGCACATATTCAACCTGTAAGGCAGCCCAATCGGTCGCCATTAAGCCACCTCTGGGAACTCTGCCCCGGTTTCTGCGTGAACCGCTCTACGCCCGGAGTAATTCTGCCAGCGCTTGACAATGACATCAACGTACTTCGGGTCAAGCTCGAGCAGCCGAGCCGACATCCCAATCCGATCAGCAGCCATCAGAGTCGATTGAATCTTCGCCGGACATTGACGCAGAAAGTCTTTTGAGAAAATCCAGTCCATCGGGATATTCACCAGCAAACCATCCACCGTTAAAAGCATGGCATCAATTACCAACTTTTCAACTGAGTATTGATCCAGGATGAACGTCTCTTTTGTTTCTGGTTTCATGTTGTCATTTTATCCAAAACGCTGAATGCCCGCGATCAAAGCCCGGTGTCTAATTGAGACTGAGTTTGTTGGCTTTGTCGCTGGGCCTATTAATTTTTCCTCTACTTCGGTTGCGGCCTTTAAACCGCCTAGAAGCGCAAGATAGTCCTCATGGCTGTATGCGTACCTTTCGCGGTTCCCCTGATAGCGCCAATACCGCAGCGGCGAGAGTCCAATGCAATATTTGCCCGTATTGCAACCAATTCAGGTTCTTGGAATGTAGCGGGTAATTTATTATAAATCACGCGCAGGTTTTTTGGTTATATTATTAATTAAGTGTTTAATCCACCTCGCCCCGCCCAATTCAAGTGTGTTGCCGTACAGACAATATGTTTTCACAGGGCGATGATAAGGCTCCATCAACTAGGAGTTAATCATGAATTACGTTCAATCCACACCAAAGCCGGATCATCAAGCTGCACCCGCTAAACCGACACAGCCAGCGCCTAAGCAAGCTGCCAAGCCAGCGCGTTAATTGGGTTGCATCGACCCCCAGGGGTGCTAGGAGGGTGGAGCGGCCTGATCTGGGTCCGATGCTCGGTGATTTGCCCATCGATCCGGTGGGGCCAGCCTTGCCTTTGCGCCGCCCCGGACGGATTGCGCATTAGTCGCTTGCTGGGTTTCGGTGAAGGTGCCCGCGATCAATGCTCTGTGGCGCTAAGGCCGGAGTGGTGAGGCAATGTCGCTGGGCGTAAAAAAACCCGCGTGATTTCTCAGGCGGGCTGTATTTTGGGGGCAGTTCTCCCCTCGGGCGCATTTATACCAACATTTTTATGCCGTGTCAATATTTATTTTTACCACCTAGAAGATAATCCTGTGAAAGTCTAAAATCTTCCAGTTGTTTTGTTTGTCGATAAGCCGCATCGCCTGGATGATTTATATCCCACGTTTTCTGTCTATCGGCCTCAAAACATTGCTGCATTAACACTCTAAATTCGCACACCGTAAGATCAAATATTCTAGCTTCTTCATGCATTTGTAACTCCTTTTCAAACAATCCCCGCACCCGCCAATCGCACCATCAGAGCCGATCTTGCCATCCCTAGCAATTGCGCCCTGCTTTCTAGGTCGTTTGGCAATCTAGGGCTACTCCATACATTGTGGCCTGTTACAGGGTTTCGCGCATTGATCCCGAGCGCCGTTCTGTAGGTTGGCTCCATCTCGCCAATGTGAAAATCGACACTTGCGCACCGGCAATGCTCAAGTTCACCATCCACTATGTCTGCTGTGCTGTCCCATCCTTTGCTTGTCTTGGCATCCCGAAACATTGGGCTTGATCCTATTCCGGCTACTTGCCGATAGCAACGCGCCCAGATAAACCAGCTTACAAGGATGTCGTCTAGCAGTCTCTGAGCGTCATTGATCATGCCATTGCCCGATCTGTTGCCCGGTTGTTTGCTGATTGCGTGCGCCAGATTTCAATCCGTGCCTGTGCGCCGATCAAATCCCAGCGCAATTTTTCCTCTACTTCGGTTGCGGCCTTTAAACCGCCTAGAAGCGCAAGATAGTCCTCATGGCTGTATGCGTAGCTTTCGCGCTCTTGGACTGTTTTGGCGCTGCTCTGGCCGCATAGGATCGCCTTCTTTGACTTCCTGAACTCTTCCAGGTACACGCGCTGCGCTTTGGCCGCTGCAAACTTGCCCGCGTTGGCTAGGATGTAGTCAACTGCTTTATTTGGGTCTTTTAGCGATTCATTCATGTTTCAGCCACTCACGATATGCCACCAACGGCGACCAGCCAAACCCCACCCATCCAGCGCCAGCGCAATACCAATAGTCGCCGACCTTCTTTATGTGCGGCTTCATTCCCGAGCCTTTTGGAGTTGCTTGGTCTTTGCCGTGTACTTGGCCTTGATGTCTCGCAAATCTTCAATCGTGTACCGCCGCGGCGTTTGATCAACTTCAAGCGCGTCCAGGGCTTCCTGCCCAATGCGTTCAATCAGGCCCATTCGATAACCCACCACGTTCCCGGAGTCGTAGCGATTGCACTGTTTCAGTTGTGCATGACAATTGCGCTCATCAAATCTTAGGTGTGGCGCAGAACCTCGGCTGCGATAATGTCCGGCGTCCCATGTCCCGCCAGTCCCGTTGTCGGAATCCCGATAACGGCCACAACAAATACATGGCTTCCCGGCGTCTCGGGTACGAATGAATAAATTGAAAACGGCCTGCGTTTCAGTGATCCACTGGCCGCGAGTCTTGAGCTTTTCAAGTTTTACCTTTGTCTCGCGGCGTTCCTTCACCTGTGCGATCTTTTCAGCTTTGCCGCGCGCCGACACAGCCAGCGACTTCGCGCAATCCAGGCCGCAGACGGTTTGCATGGGCAGATTTGGCTCAAACTCGCATTTGCAGACTTTGCACTTTCTCACGCCTCACCCCCAATCCATGCCGCTACACACATCGCGCAAAAAGCCAGGCAGAGCAGCGGGTAGCCCACGCAAAACATGATCATCAGAGCTGCGATTTCGCGGGCGGATTTCATCAATCTTCCCACTTTTCATAACGATAGGTATGGTCTGGATGCACAACCTGATTTCGATCAAGGCCGTTTGGAACCCATTGTTCGCATGCTTCGGCCATGAGAATGTTTTTATCGGTGTCAGTAGGATCAATCGGCCTGCTGTATGTTTGGCAGAATGTTGGCTCGTTTGTTTGGCAGTGATAGTTACATCCGCAATTCGTACACGTCACAAATCCCCGAACGAACGCCATATCACGTCGATGCACTTCAAGCCCTTGAAGTTTTGCGCCTTTTTCATTCATGATTTTTTTCCTTGAGCGCTTCGTCAAAAGTCTTTTTCCACAAAGTAGCCTGAGCCACTTGCGGATAAGGGTTCGATACCGGCCAGCCTGATTTATGCGCTGTGGCGTCAATCTGGGCGCGACGCTGAATTTCGGCTCTTTGGGCTTCGGAGAGTTCAGGCATTGGGGGCTTTCATGGCTTCGCGCACGGCGACATTCATATCAATGCCAGTGCCGCGAAATATCTCTTGATAAATAGCCAATTCGTCTCTCGCGCAGTCAACCTGCGGCGTTGTTTTGTCGGTGCCGTTTTTCATGTCCATATTTGCTTCACAATGCGATCTATGAGGGTTTGCATCAGTGCTCGGGGTGCTTGTAAAGCGATAGCGGTGAGTCGCCCGCGCTTGCCACGTACTGCATGGAATTCTTGTCAAACCAAAGGCCGATCTTCCCTTCCCACTCGCCGTTGCGCTGCTTGTCGCAAATCAGCAAAGCGTCGGGCTCTTGATCAGCCACGGCCACGCCAGCATCGCGCTTGCTTTCCTTGGCTTTGTTGCGCCATACCGCGATCACGTTGTCAGCCTGGTCGGTGATTGCGCCCGAGCCTTTGAAATCGTATTTGCCGGGCTTGTGGGCCTCGTCAGCGGGTTTCTTGACGTGGTGGACTACGTGGACATGGATTGAGTAATCTCGAGCAATGGCGGTCAATTCATCAATGAACATCTTTTGCCCGGTGTAGTCATCTTCAGCACTGACGCACTTCATCAGGCTGTCAATCACAAAATGGGTGATCCCTTTTTCCTTGGCGCAGTAGCGCACCACGGCGCATACCTGTTTTGCGTTGGCCGTGCCCTGCTGGTCGTAAAGCCAGAGCTTTCCGTTTGTCCACTCTGAGAATTGCTCGTACAGGTCGATAAATTGCGCCTTGGCTTCGTCGTTGCCGTAAAACGCCGGATCGTTGACGTTGTAGGTGCTCCACTGGCGGGCCATGCGTTCAAGCGTCTTGCGCGGTTTCATTTCAAAGCTGGCAATGCAAACCTTTTCGTCTTGGCTGCACAGAGACAAGGCGACCTGCCCCGTCACCAGACTTTTACCGGCCCCGTTCGCTCCGCCCCATACCGTCAACTCACCGGGCCGGAACTGGATTTGCAGGTGCGTCTTGCGCCACGGCATGACCGATCGGACTTCATGCACCGGGTTTTTCAGGCGTTCAATCAGCTCCGCAACCCAAAGGCTGGCCGGTTTGACCTTTTGCGCTGCGTCGGTTTCGTGCTCGTAAAAGCTGAAATCAATATCGTCCGGAGTAATCATTTCGGCCATGTCATTACCCCTTCGGTGTCGGTTGTTTCAAGCACTTCAAAGTGCCATGCGTCGGCCTTTTGGTGCAGGTTTGTGATGACTCGGGCAGCTTTGGCGGCCATGCACGCTTTGAGCATTGCGCTCAGGCGCTGCCTGTTGTCGCTCTCGGCCAGTACCGTGGTGCCCACCAAAAAGCGCAGATCAAGCGTTGCCGGGTTGTCAGTTTTAGCAAGCGTCACCGCGTAATCGGTAGGGGCAAGCCCGCTGTCCTGAAGCCAGACATAGGCAGGTTTGAAACCGTTGCGGCGCATTTTCAGAATTTCTTGCTGGCCGTTCACAGGAAATTCCCCATGCCGGTTTCTGCAACGGCGTCATCCTCCCACCGGCGCTGGTTCAGGTAGGTGGCAGGATGGGGGATAAACTCGCCGCCGTTTTTCTGCCATTGCGAGCTGTGACACTTCAGTTCAATGTCATCCAGAATGGATTGAAACTCTTCGTTTATTTTTTGTTTTCCAAAAGCCTCCTTCGCAGTTTTTCTGCTGACATGCTTTGGATATTTTTTCCAGAATTCCTCAAACCGCCTCTCTGTCTCTGTCTCTGTCTCTTGAGAGCGCGTGAGGGGTATAGCGGCAATATCGTCTTGATGATCTGGTGATATCGTGGCGTTATCAGTTATCGGGGTGATATCATCTTGTCTCAACCAGTGTGATAGCTTTGAGACAGTTGTTTTTAAAGACTTTTCTGTAATCCTCAGACGAAAGGCTACTTCCTTCAACGGTGGTAGTTCGCCTTCGTTTTCTGATGCAATGAGCCATAGCATCACCAGCAGTTTTGCATCTTCACCACACAACTCATGCCACTGAATGTCATCAAGGATGTCTCGATAGAGCTTTATCCACGGTGGTTTGCGATCTTTGAAGTGCTGAAACTTCGCCCAATCCTTAATTTTTAGCATTTGAAACACCCTTGATTGATATCGTGCTGATATCAAACTAATATCAAAAACACCACATAAAGGCCAGTGACAGGGCGGTGGTGAATCGCCTTTTCGGGTGCTACCCTAGTCACGCCTAAATTCATGCGACAACCCACACCACAGCCGACTTTCCCGAGCGTGTGCGCTCTTTTCGCCCGCTGTCGCGTATCAGGCCATCCTTTTGCAAGCTGATGCGCCTGGGGCGTTCTGAGTCGCCCGGCAGATGGGTGATCTGTTGCAATCCATCGTCTGTCAGGCCGTCTGGATAAAGCTGTAGCGCAAACAGGATTGATTGCCGATCCTGATCTACCTTGCTCGGTGTCAGCCCCCTTGCAGCGGCCTTGCTGGTGGCAGAGTGGCGCTGGTAGGGGGCGGTGAAATCAATGGCGAGCTGTGTTTGCATGGTCATGCTGCCTCCAACTCTGCCAACTCTTGATCTGGCGAAAACATGCTTTCCTGTTTGAAAGTGACGCCCTCATCAAACCGCTTTGCAGCAAATTCGAGATTGATCCTGGCTTGTTTGAAGTAGCTATCCTTCAACTCGATCCCGATGGCCTTGCGACCCATTGAAACCGGGCTGTAAACCTCTGATCCAACGCCCATGAAGGGTGTCAGGACAACTTCGCCTTCGTTGCTGTAAAGCTCGATCAGTCGGTCGATAACGTCAAGCTGTAGCGCGTGAACGTGCTTTTCGTCATCCTCTTCCCGACTGTCCCGGAAAGGCAGCACGTTATCAATACGAATGTCGTCCCAAACGCTTGATGCGTAACGCTGCCAGATGTAGTGAGATAGCTTGTTCGACTTCGGATCGGCGTGGTCTTTGAAGTTTCCTTTGAGATATTCCCAAAGCTCTTCCTCGTTAAACTTTGTCTCGTTTGCGTTGTTGAAGGCACGGAGAATGTTCGGCAGGATTGGTGTCTCGCCAAAATATCGTTTGAGGCCACTTGGATGCGTCACAGGCACCGCGTTGTCGCCTTTCTTTGTCATCACCAGCACATAGTCCGGCATGGCCGTGAAGCACTGCGTAGAGTCTTCTACGATCAATTTGTGCATCAGGCTTTTGACCATCGTCCGCATCCGAACCTTTAGCGGCTCTTTCCAAATCGTGATGCGGTTGCGGTATTGAAAACCGTACTTTTCGTGAAGTCGGATAATTTCATGCGGGAAGTCCCACAGTCTGCAGGAGTTATCAAAAACGTCCGTGCAGTGAACGGCTGTCACCCGGCCCGGTTTTGTCACCCGAGCAATTTCAGCGATCAGATATTCGTACTGTTCAAGAAACTGCTCTTTGTTTTCGCAGTTGGAAAAGTCGCGCTCGCTCGAACTGTAGTTATACAGACCAGCAAACGGCGGGGAGTACACCGACAAGTCAATTGATTCGCTCGGGATTGTCGGCATAACCTCCATGCAATCGCTGTTGTAAATTGCATAGTTTGGAGTGATGATTTGGTCTTTTGTGTTCATTGCAGAAACTCCGGCATCTTGGCGGTTTGATTGAATTCTTTGGCTGAATAACTGAAATCACGGTTAGCCGCGGCCACCAGATTCCCGTACAGCTCAATGGCCTTTTGAGTCTTTTGCTCGATGGCTTCAAGTACCCTGCCCTGCCCCTCTGAAATCACCATGTCGCAAGTGACCTCAGACTTTTGGCCAAACCTCCAAAACCTGCGAATGGCTTGGTAATATTGCTCGTAGCTCCATGTTGGGAAAAACACCGTATGAGTGCAGTGCTGCCAGTTCAAACCGAGCGAAGTCATGCGGGCTTTCGTGATAAGCCGCTTGATTTCGCCGCGAGCGAATGAGACTAAGATTTCCTCTTTTTTGTCAATCGACATGCCACCAATGATTTCCACCGCGTCGGCGTCAAGACTGGAAAGCAGCGTGCTCTCTTCGTTTAAGTTGCACCAGTAAACCGAGGTCTTATCTTTGGCAAGTTGAACAGCATGTTCGCAGCGCTCTTTGACCGTCAATTTTTGCTCTTCACGAACCTCTGTCATGGTCATTGCAGGCGTGGCAAACAATCCGTTTTGCCCATCAATGCACCATGTGTTGCTGTTTCTAACCGTGTGCTTGTTGACGTGCAGCGAAGGCAGTTCATAGCCCACATCATCAAAGCCCAGATCAGACGGTTTTTTCACCATCGCAGACCATTGATTCACCCAAGCGAAAAAGTCTCGCTCGGCGTGTGGCTTGAGATAGAACTTTTCTCCGATGTTGCGGTTGTTGCTGTCCGCGCTGCCTTGGTTTGATTTGAAAAACTTGGTGAGCATGTCCATATAGCCCATGTAGCCCAGGGCTTCGGAGCTGTTGCCAAGTTCAATAAAGTCGTTCGGGCTCGGCGTTGCCGTGCTCAAAAAACGGTATGGCACTTTCTTGATAAAGGCAATGATCTGGTCGCGTGTTTTACCGGCAAAGTTTTTCAGGATGCTTGATTCGTCAAGCATGACGCAGACAAAATCATCAGGGTTTAACAGGTGCAACCGCTCATAGTTGCAGACCACAATGCTCTTAGTGAATGTGCCGTCTTTGCTGTGCTCGATGTCATCAACACCGATTCGCGCGGCCTCATCAATAAACTGGAAGGCCACCGCCAAAGGCGTGAGAATCAGGACGCGCTTATTTGTCTCACGAATGACGTTTTCAGCGATAGCGATTTGAATCAGGGTCTTGCCCAGGCCAGTATCAGCAAAGATTCCGATGCGACCTTTGCGCATTGCCTTCGTGATGATAAATTTCTGGAATGGGAAGGCGCACTCTGGCATCCAAACCGGGTCAAATCCGAAGTCGCCGGTGCTGTGGGTCTTTCGCCGGATGAAGTCTTGATATAAAATCTGCTCACTCATTACAAACCTTTCTTTGTGGTGATAGAGAACCGCACTCAGTTCGCGCTTTGTGCGGTTTTTGCTTTGGGAAATTCATGGCATGGTCCGAAATGAAGCGCCCGCCAGCCCGCGCATATTCGGCTGCTGAAAATATCCCGACTGCGCATCTTTGTTGACGCGAGTCGCGGCGGTATTGAGTGCTTCGCGCTGATCGCGTGCCAGTTCGCGTTTTTTCTTTTCATAAGCTCTGGCATTAGCCCGATGGTTTTCCAGCGCTTCAGGCGTCGCAAAACGTGCCGCATACGCACGATGACCGGCGACCTTGCGCAAGGCATAGCGGCGAAGTTGATCGGCTTTGTAGGCTTCGTGATCGATCTGATCCTGTGTCTGTTCTGGCTTTTCACGCCAGCAGAAACAATTACCGGTGCTGCGTTTTGTGCCATCCGGCCAGAATTGCTGATTCATGCTGTGACTCCATCAGGCACATCACACCAAGTCAGGGTTTCGTCAGCGCCTGGGTCGTTGCGGATTGGGCGAAGGTGCGAGTCAGGACATGAGGCATAGGTTGCCGGCCTGATAATCCCGTCATACCACCTTAGCTGGACTGGCCTACTAAGTTTTATCACCCAAGATGGATGATGGGTGGCTGCTGTGAGCACTCCGTCCGGCAATAGAAAATCACCGGCAGGAGACTGATGCAACACATTGCAAAGCAACCCTACTGTGTCGGGGTGCGTTTTGTGATCGGCAACAATCACAGCCAGATCGCCCGGCCTACAGTTGAGTTTCATGCTGCTGTCCTTTGGATAGCGTCTTGCGAAATATCAAGGGAAGGCTCGGTAGTCATGCGGCCTCCGCAAATTCGGCATTGCATTTATCAGCGGCGCGTTTCCAGTCGCCCTTAACAAAGATAAGCACGTTTTGGTGTGTCTTTGCCAGCTTGCGTCCGGATTGAAATTGCTTCGTTACCCGCATTGCGGCCGTTCCTGAGGGGGTGGCAAGGATCGCCTCGTTGTAGAGCCGTGCCCCGCAATCCTCGAACGCCTGAATAGTTGTCGATACAAAGTTGCGGTAAAAGCCTTTTTTATCCCGGAAATCGCCGACAACAAAGCAATCGAATGTGTCCGGCTTCATGCGCTCAACGCTGCGCAAAATGATCCGCTTGTAAGCCGCGACAAACGTGTGCCATTCCATGTTTGACAGGTCATTAGGGTTGTCTGAATACACCTCCAAATCACCGTATGGCGGGCAAGAAAACACCATATCCGCATCGGGCGCACCGGGTAGCGTTTCCATGCTGTCACCGCACACCCACACCGGCCTGTGGTGCGTCTCTATTTCATCGGCTTGCACGTTGTTTGCATCTATCTGTTCCTGCCTTAGATCGCAGCCCCAGTACCTGCGGCCTAGCGCCCCGGCCACGATGCCGCGAACGCTTCCACCGGCGAATGGGTCAACGATCTGGCCGTTTTCGGGACTAAACCAGCGGTATGCTAGTTCGCAAATAACAGGGTCGAAAATGCTTGTTTCACATTCTTTGGATGTATCTCGTAAGCCTTCTTTTACCCTGTAGTAATCGAAGTTCCTAATTTCTTTCGTGTTGTATGTCAGCGCATCGCCGCGCCCGACTTCTCCAGCAATACCCAATGCAGCCCAAGCCCGTTTGCGCTCCTGCCATTCCCCCTGCTTTGCATCCAGGATCGTGAACGGCGGTATGGTGAATCGTTCGGCAACAACGCCGCTCGCTTTGGGTTTGATCTTTTGGCCGAATAAATCATGGCCGTAAAGTGAAACTGTATTCATGCTGTCCCTTTGAAAAACCCGCACAGGTAGTATTCCCGGAACAAGTCGGCGAGCGCCCTGATGGGTCTGTGCGGGTTTATCGAAGGGTTAAGCATCTTGTTCCTTTTGGCTACTACAGCCGGTTTTTGAATTCTACGCCTGATTTTTTTGCTCTGCAAGCTCAAGCGCAAATCTTAGCACCGCCTCAAGTGCTGCTGATCTATCCTGCGGCTCGGCGTAAGTCTGCACATGGGCGCGGGCCACACGGACAAGTTCTACAGCCGCTCGTTTTTCGCAGATTTCAAATTCGTTCATGCGTCTATTTTGCGCCGCGAAACGGGCCTTGCATATAGGTATAAACCCTAGTCAGTAAGACTACGTACTAGGGTAAGTACCTAGATACAAACAGATTTTGACGGCGTATTATTCACTCAATCGCAAACAAAGCAGGCCAGCACCGCAGCCAAGTTAGCGATGAGAGAAACGAGAGTGATTTAGTGGACGGATTGCATGGCGGGAGAGCTTCCCTCACGAAAGTGACCTGCGCCTTGTAAGCAGATCGAACGCAGCCCAGTCCGTCCACCACATCATTTTCGATGAATCAAAACCAGCTATGGCTGGGTGGATTAAACAACTTAGGAGTGATATGGCAAAAACACAAATCCTGCACCGCTACACAGACGCCGTGCTGTTTGAATGCGAGACGCCGCCTGACGTGTCGAGTGGCCTTGCACTGCGTCACGCACTTGAGCAAGCCGTGTTGGTCAAGGCCAACCTGAGCGGTGCCAGCCTGAGCTATGCCAACCTGAGCGATGCCAACCTGAGCGGTGCCGACCTGAACGATGCCAACCTGAGCTATGCCAACCTGAGCTATGCCAACCTGAGCTATGCCAACCTGAGCGGTGCCAACCTGAGCGGTGCCAGCCTGAGCTATGCCAACCTGAGCGATGCCAACCTGAGCGGTGCCAACCTGAGCGATGCCAACCTGAGCTATGCCAACCTGAGCGATGCCGACCTGAGCGGTGCCAAAAACGCAGAGTTAGCCATCGCACAGACCCGAATTATTGGAGAAGGCTCATTGATCGGATGGAAAAAATGCAGGGGCGGCGTGATTGTGAAATTACGTGTCCCAGAGGATGCCAAACGCTCTCACGCATTCGGGCGCAAGTGCCGCGCTGAATTTGTCGATGTGCTGGAAGTGTTTGGCGCAGAGCAAGGCATCAGCAGTCAAGACGAAAAAACTGTTTACGCAGTCGGCCAGCGCGTCACGCCTGATTCGTTTGACGAGAACTGGCAACACGAATGCTCAAACGGAATTCACTTTTTCATTAGCCGCATTGAAGCTGAGAACTACTAGGAGCCTGCCATGAACACAACCCACCACCGCCCGCGCGGTATGCACGAGCCAGAAAAAATCCATTCGGCCAACTGGCAAATGTGGAACAGCTTCGCTTGCCAAGTCTGCGGCATCAAGCCCACTGAGCAAGACTGGATTGACGCTGATCTGGCCAACAGCGCCAATAAGACCGAGCGCCACGATGCGGCTGCGCTCAAAGACCAAATTAATTACTTGAACAAGACGGAGGCAGCATGAAAGTTATCACTGGCAAGACAAAGGCGTGGCTATCAGAGTACGGCAATCCTGATGCCCTTATGGGCACTCCAGAGCAAGCGGTTAAAGAAGTGTGCTTTTCTATGGGTGATATGACATCGGTAGGTTGGAGTTTTGTTGGAGACGCCACGGTCACTTTCGAGTGTGGAGACAGAAACGAATTGATCGCCAACAAGGTGGATTCCCTGCGCAAAGAAATTAAAACAGTTCGCGCAGAGGCCCAAATGAAAGCCAAAGAAATTGAGCAAAAGATTCAAAAGCTGCTGGCGATTGAATACACACCGGAGGCACCATGAGCCGCCACACTTGCGACGAGGACGCGCTCGATGAGGCTCGCTGGATGAGCGATGAGCTTGACGCGCCTGAGATAGAGGATGAACCCAACATCAGCGCTGACATCTGCCCTGCTTGCAATGGTAGCGGAGAGGGCCAGTATGACGGCACTAAATGCAGTTCTTGCGGCGGAAGGGGTGAGGCATGAAAAAACCTAACGTCAAGAAAATGCAAGCGGATTGCGATGCGTGGAATCAAGCGCATCCAATCGGTTCCCCGGTGTTCGTGCAGCTTGATAACCACGTCGGCTTATTCGAAACAACCACACGCAGCGATGCGCAAATCCTGTCAGGGCATAGCGCCGTGATATGGCTCGATGGCGTCAGTGGATGCTATCTGCTTGACCGCGTGACACCGAGGACTGAAGCATGAGCGCCGCGAGCCTTGCGCTGCGGCGTGCACATGGTTGCATTTTGGATCTTTTGCAGGGTGTATCAGTACGCGATGCGGATGAAACCCTTGGTGAAATTGATGCTGCAATCAAGGCAGAGGCTGCGCAAGTAGAGCCGGTAGCGTGGAGGTGGCGTAGAAAGTGTCTGACGAAGTGGGCTTATGCAGATTGGGACAGTCTTGAAAAAGACGTTGCCGCCGATATGCAAACCAAAGAGTACGAGGTGAACCTACTTCACTACACACCCCAACAGCCAGCCCCATCCGTAGGGCAGATAGAGCCGGTAGTGCAACACCCGGATGATATTGCCGTTGACAGATTTGCTCAGGCCATGAAGGGCAAGATGGCAGTGGCCCGCGCCAAAGGTCGCAGCGGGTGGGATGACCAAGAGCGCTGCCGGTCGGATCAACTCGCAAGAATGCTTATTGACCATATCGATAAAGGCGACCCCGTTGATGTGGCCAATTTCGCCATGATGATTCACCAGCGGGATGCGTTGGGAATTGAGAATATGCACATAGCCAACAACTTCCAAGGAATCTCAGTTCTCAGGTTCGCCGCCATCGAAAAAAGAACCCCAAAGGCTGTGCAGGTAGAGCCGGTAGCGGCAGCCAAGAAAGATGCCGTCTTCCAAGCGTCAATAGACTTCGTTCGAGAGTTGACCGGAATGGAGCCTCCACCTATTGAAATAGCGCCGCCTACAACGTTTCAGCCGTTTAAGACCTTTGCTGAAAAAGTTTGCGCTATTTTCGCCACACCCCAACAGCCCGCAGCGCCTGAGGGCTGGCAACTGGTGCCGATTGGTGAGCAACGCGACCAACTAGAGGCCGTCACTGTAGAACTGGTGGCAGACGCTGCACGGTATCGGTGGATTAGAGAACGTGGCGCGTGGGAAACAGAATCATTCCTAAACGGCCTCACAGCAATTGAATATGACGCCGCTATCGACGCCGCAATGAAGGCTGAAGTATGAAAGACGCTCTCTACACCTTCGCTACTTTGTTTTGCTTTGCAATCGTCGGCATTCTGCTGGCATGGAGGGGATAAATGAAAACCGAATTGCTTAAACGCCTGCGGGCCTATTTTGTGCATGGCATGGCACCCGCCCACACCGCACGCCACAACATAAGAGCATGGGTTCACGCACGGCGCTTGGTGGCCGATAAATGGCTGTACGCCGCACCGATGGGGAGGAAGTCAGCATGACCACCGGCCAAATGAGTATGCACTATTGGGATTACTGCGACCACTGTGAGCGAATGGTTGTCATGTGTGGAACCTGCAAAAACAATTGCTGCAACGGTGGGCACGGAGAAGTCATTGGCCCTGAACCGGGAACCACTATTCCATGTCCAGATTGCAACTCTGCGTATGAGTTTCAGGCCGCTGGTTTCAATGGGCATGTAACAAAAACGTATGAGGCCCGCAAATGACCACCGATCAAATGTGCGCAGAGGCCAGCAAACTATTTGATGTGCTTGCCGTGGACATGACAACTCACAAAATAGAAATCATGGCAGAGAAAAAGACAAAACGCAATGCTGATGCTATTGAAATGATGGCGGTTATGAGGCGCGGCGTTGAAACACATTTTTACACGTCAGAACCAAGCGGGAAGCACAAAGATGGCGATGAGTGGAATCCGGTAGAAGAACTATGAGCGCAATGATCGAAAAAATGGCAGCAGAGGCCAATGCTCGCCTTGCACAGCGTCTCAACAGATCAGCCGGCCAGCACTCGCGCCGAGTACGCGCCAGCTTTGCCGAAATCATGCCGGTGATCCCGATTGTCAAGCGCGAGCCTGGCGCTATCGACTTCATTGGCAGCGAGCCCGAGCCGCCTTCAATGTCGATATTTCGCTCACTGATGTTTGCCGTCGAGCTGGTGCTTGGAGCATGGTTCGTGGCGATTGTCTGCGGCTGGATTTATGGCAAGTATTTTGGAGTGTGAATATGAAAACTATTGAAACGCCGACGCAAGCGTACATCAAAACTCTGCAATCACAACTACCGATCGCAAGCGACCTGATCGACCTTTGCACCGCCCTACACGCCGCAATGGTTGATGCGCCTGAAATGCTATGGCTTGATGTGAGCTTTGAAGACATGGCCGACAAGCTGACAAACGCCGCCGAGTGCCTTGGAACGCCCGATCCAACGCTTGAAGACTTGAACGAACTGGCCGACATGAGACGCCGTGAAAAACGCGATCTTGAAGCCGAGAAGTATTTTGAAGTAATTGCGGCATGAAACCAACCGCCCTGTCCGTGAAATTGAGAAACGCCATCGACTCGCTTGAGGAAGTGGCTAATGAGATAGCAAAAACAGATGAGCGGTCAAGTTGGGAAATGTACCAAATGATCGTGATTCTCTCGATGTATGCGTGCCAACTAGAAGCAAAGGAAAGATCATGAGTGCAGATTCACTAACCGTCATCTCGAATGACATTTACAGCGTCAGGCCAACATTTGACGCGGCACTGGTTGACAAGTCAATCAGCTTCGAGCGCGAGGCCGGGTTTGCCATCCAGCAACTTGCCCGCAACGATTACACGATGGGCGTTGCAATGAACAATAGGCAATCAGTCGTTGACTCTGTTGTCAACATCGCGGCCATTGGAATCAGCCTCAACCCGGCCAAAAAGCAAGCCTACCTTGTCCCGCGTGACGGGAAGATTTGCCTTGACATCAGTTACATGGGGTTGATGGATTTGGCGCAAGCGACGGGAAGCGTTAAATGGGCGCAGGCTGCGTTAGTCTATGAGGCTGACACATTCTCATTGACCGGACTCGACAAAGCGCCACAGCACACATTCAACCCGTTTGGCAAGGATCGCGGCCCGGTTGTCGGGGTGTACGTCACCATCAAGACAATCCATGACGAATACCTGACGCACACAATGACGATTGAAGATGCTTATGCCATCAGGGACAGGTCGCAGTCATGGGTGAAAACAAAGAAAGGCCCGTGGGCTACTGACGAAGGCGAAATGATCAAGAAAACCTGTGTCAAGCAGGCTTACAAATACTGGCCTAAGACTGAGCGACTTGAAACTGCGATTCACCACCTGAACACCGAAGCCGGTGAAGGTCTAGCGGTGTTGGTTGACGAAGCCACAAAGCAGATCAAAGGCCCGGTGCATAGCCCAACAGGAACCACCGATCTTACGATTGACAGAAAGCAGATTGTTGACGCCGTTGCCAGCTCAGTGGTTGACCTGTTTGACGCCGATGATGTTGCCGGAGCCTATGAGGAATATCTCGGGATTATTGACAGCGATGAAAAAGTCGCGCTCTGGAAATTGCTACCGTCAAAAATCAGGACAGCCCTGAAAAAGCACGGTGAATCACTGAAGGCATTGGTGGCAGCATGACCCCCAACAACATCAAGTCTGTCGCCTACGGCCTGCAAAACCGCGCCCTGGTGCTTGACGCCCTGCCCGATAGCGTCCGAGGAATTTCAAAGCGCGTCGGATTTGCCCGCAGCACCGTGCAATGGCACTTGGCAAAGCTGATCAGCGAAGGCAAGGCGTGCAGAGCTACTCAACGCCTTGAGCATCAGGCCAGAACCAAATCTGTCGTGTTCGCTCCGACTGGCGCGCTTAGTGGCACGGCACGAGCGGCGCGGGAACTGGCGGCGGGTTTGTTTGGAGCGAGAGTATGAGCGAACCAAAATCGGGCGACCTGCGTGTGTGGCATATACCGCAGATTCCAGGCAAACCGTTTCATGTTGCTGTGCAATCTCTGGCCGAAGCAAAGCTGGTTTTGAACGCTTTGGCGCAATATGACTTGTTTCAGTTTGATAACCACATCAAGCCGGACTATGCAAACGCTCAAGGACTTGAAATAGCAGAGCCAGAGGCTTTTAGACTTGCGTGGTTCGAGTGGTGCAACGACATCACCGGAGACGATATTCATTTACATGAGTTGTAACGCCATGACCCACCACCCAAAACACCGACAACTGCACAAACGCGCCCAGCGCGCGCTAACCGAGTTGCTTGAAGCAGCGGCCCGGGCGTTGAGATTGATGCAAACGATTTAACCAAGGAACAACATGCCAACCGGATATACACACCCAGTCCAGAACGGAACCATTACAGAGTTTCCAGAATTTGCCATGCAATGCGCTCGCGCATTCGGTGCGCTCGTGATGATGCGCGACGATCCGAGCGATACGCCGATCCCTGATGAGTTCACGCCGTCCGACTATCACAAAACGGCGATTGATAAAGCCCGAGCCGGACTACTCGCATTGGACGGAATGACGCCGAATGAATGCGATGCGGCTGCTGTGGTTGCATTCAACGAGGCAGTTGCCAGTCGCAAGAAGCGTGAACTTGAACGGACAACGGAACATGCTCGCTATATAGCGATGCGATCCAAGGTTGAAAAATGGAAGCCGCCGACGCCAGACCACAACGGATTGCGCCACTTCATGCTCGAACAACTCAACAGTTCGATTGAGTTTGATTGCAGCATCTATGCGACTGACTTGCCTATTTTGCAGACTGGTTCTGAGTGGCTTGCAAACAAGAAAGACGGTGCCGAAAAAGACATTCTCTATCACACCAAAGAGCATGCAAAAGAGCTTGAGAGAACGGCAACGCGCAATGCGTGGGTCAAGGCGCTGCGCGCTAGTCTGGTTTGAGATTGATGCAAGCAACATAACGATTTCCCCGCGTGCGCAGACCTCGCCAGTCGCGCCCACCATATCGGATAACGCAAGCACTTGGCTTAGGTGCGCGGGGAATTTAACAAGGAATTGAAATGAACAACGACGACAAAATGCTTGAAGTAACGCTCACTCTAATGCGTGACGGAACGCTGCACAGACACATGACCTACACAGACGAAATCCAGCCGGAGATTGCCTCGACGCTTGAAGCAGGTATTCTTGTTCGTGCACTGTCATTTATAAAAGATTCGGAGACGCCGAAATGAACCTAGACGCACTTCAAGCGCTCCAAGCCGAGCGGGTCCTGGTAGAAAACGGAATGCAGCTTGTCATTGATGATCTGACCGCCGAGCGTGATTCGCTTCAGGCCAAAATCACGGCGCTGGAAGGGCAGGAGGCGGTAGCATGGTTGCGCGATACGACAACTATTCCTGAGATGCACGGCGTAGAAGTGTGCAGAAAGCACGCGACGAACAGCTACCCGGTTTTCCGCGCAGCCGGTGCCACGCCAGCAAACAATCTGCATTTGTCCGAATTGATGCGCGGTCTGGAGATTCCACCAACTGCTGCTGCGATGGAGCCGGGACAACTATTCCTGATCGGCCAGTCGATAGCGCGGCAAGCGAAAAGCGCAAGTGACGCCACGCCAGCAAGCGCAGCCGCGCCGGAAGGTTACAAGCTGGTGCCGATTGAAGTAGTTGACCTATACGACTATATGTGCGCTGCTTTTGTACCTTTGACCTCGCAACAAGAACAGATAGACATTCAGTTGAACATTACAAAAACAGCCATGCTCGCCGCCGCACCGCAGCCAGCAAGCGCAAAGGTGCTGACGGATGAGGAAATCGAGGCGCTAGGCCACAGAATTGCCAGCGTTTACACGCACCGAAGCGACCCCACGAGCCACAGCTACGGCTTTG